CGAACTTCTCTAGTGCGAGTTTTGTATTTCGGTTTCTGTTCTCCACTAGCAGATGTTGTTCGGGTTGATTGCCTCAATCACTAGCGTTGCCTTCCATCCACAGATGTTCGCCTCGTAGTCCTCATCGAACGGCTCTGCAATAGGATCGTTTGTAAGTCTGAAGTAGGCATCGTACTGATCACCTCTGCGAAAGGTAGCGAGGATCTCTGAGATAGTAGCAAGTGTTCTGTGGTAGATGTCTTGCTTCATCATGTTGCCCTCATATAGATCCTTCGCTTCTTTGGAGTAGTCTACGACATCCATCACTAGCAAGTCGAACTCGTAAGAGATGGTACGCTCATTCAATGTAGCGTTACCTGTGATGACATGAGCCAGTGGGTACATATCCATCTTGCGAAAGTCGATGTCAAATATGTTCCCCCAGCTTACTTGATTGATGTGGTCGTTAGCCTCTACTGCACTTTTAAGTGCCTCTGTGATTTGGTAATATCCTTTCTTCATACTATTAAAAAACCCAATAATAGAAAATAGGTATAAAAAAAAGAGAGGGCTATTGCCCCCTCTCAACCAAACCATCTAGCGAACCACCACTAGATACCTAAATGTATTTCTTCTTCATCGCATACGCAACTCTCTTTCTCGCAGTCATGACAGCAAGAACATACCCAGCTATCATCGCAGTATTCGTAGCATATATCACATTGACTCGCCTGATCATTCTGATAGTCCATCAACTCTCTGTCTAGGTAGTCCATCACTCAAAGAAGCTAAAAAGGTTAGTAGCTGTGCATTCAAATCCAAAGGCAGCACCGATAGATATGCCTTGACTAATCGTTAAGTCGATGACAACATCGTTGTTCTTCAAAGCATCTACAATGCCTTGTGTAAGGTTAGGGTAATTGACCATCTCCTGATCTAATACCTTCAAAGCCTCTGGGCTTAATTTGTCGTATAAACTCATCTCTCTATTATTTTACTTCATGAATAAATAAAGTCCCATCTTCATAGAACTTAATACTTTGTCCTAATTTGCTCTGTAGGAAAGCATCAACATTTGCTTCTAAGCCAAAGCAATTCATTTGTCTACAATAAGAAGTAATTGCAGTTCCTAATACAATAGGATTAGGATTTAATTGATTGAATGTGTAAAGGTTTTCTGAAATCATCATCTCTCTTGTGTTTTGATTTACACAAATATAAACAGAGTTTTTTTAATAACCTAGAACCTTGATTGGTTTTTCATATGCGCCTTCTCTACCTCAGCTTTGTCAAGACTGAACTCTAGGAAGGTCAAACAGGTACGAGCTGGTAGTGCTGTTACTTCATCAAACTTTGTGATATCACCTCCAGCAATCTGATTGATTGCGCCATACCAACCCCACTTTCTTGAGAACTGCGTTTGCTTGTCAAAGGCTGGTTCATCTCCTCCTCCTTCTGTGAAGATCGTAGGAAAGTTATTAGTAAGCTGATCTCTAAACGATAAAAAAAAAGCAGACAACCTAGAAAGATGTCAGCAGATAGGTCTTGGAATCCAAGCCCATTATGTCTATCAGGATCGTAGGTTTCAACCAGATGCCTACCATACATCTTCTTAGTGATTGGTCTATACAGAATACCTAGAACTCTCTCAGCGTTCTTGTAAGGCTCTTTCAGATATTCATCGAGGTCTACATACTCTCCCATAGAGATGTCCTCTAGTTTAGGATGGAAGCCGTATTCTACGCCTCTGTATGTGAAGGTCTGAACAAGTGCTGGTCGTTCTGCTAGAACAGCTGCTATCTTCTCTCTGATGTAGTCTCTGTCCTTCTTCTTCATGTTCTCCTGTTGATCAGGAGTAAGACCACAGAAGTGATACAGAGCTTGTTCATCTCCATTCTCCTCAGTAGCCATCATGATGAACTTCTTGTACTTCTCAACTGAGATGTCGGCTAGTGCCTCTGGTATCTCTATCTTAACGGATTGCGTATCGACCATAGTTAGGTTTGCTTAGTTTGTTGTATACTCCATATCTCGCTGCATCAATCAAGTGATTCCACTTGTCCTCTGGCTTGTTCAGCAAGTTACCATTCTTATCTTCTATCCATCGGTAGTTCTCCATCTCTTTCATTAGGTTGCTTCCTACGATGTGAATCTTGTAACGCTTCAGCATATCAATACCAGCGTTCACGCTGTCTACTCCTTTAGTGGTTGGCTTGATAGTCCAACCCATTCTATGGAGTTCCTCGATACTCTTAGGCTCTGCACTATCAGCGAAGATCTCCTCGTACCTTCCTATACCCATATCAGTGAACCTCCTTGAGAGGTCTTGGTTGGTTAGGTTGGTAGAGTATAGCATCTCCTCGAAGTAGAGGTTGTTACCTTCTTGGTAGCATCTCACGAGTGCTGATGGATCATTGGTGAATCCAAAGTCAAGACCATAGGATAGGAACTTGGCTGTGCTAGGCACTTGCTGTATCGTTGTGAACTGGAACACTTGCGCTCTGTTAGTACCTCGCTCTCCTAGTCCATAGACTCTCCAGTAGTGTTCATCCGTTTCTTGCAGTCGCTCTATCTCTAAGATGATAGTAGGATCTAGGAATGGATTGTCTCGGTAGGTCGTTTGATAGAAGTCAGCATCCTCTCTAGGTATCACCCTGTCATAAATCCAGTGGTAGGTATCTGATGGGTTATAGTCAAGGATGATTCTGCCGTTAGTACGGAACACGATTTGCTGCCAGTCCTCCATCGTTAGTTCATTCGCCTCATTCAAGAATGCCAGATCTCTCTTGCGCCCTCTGATCTTCTGAGGTTGATCCATTGAGATGAACTCTATTAGGTTGCCGTTGAGTTGGTACTCGCTGTTTGACTTGTTGTGGTTGTCCTCTTTGTAGAGGTCGTGTGCTTTGAGTATCTCTAAGAAGTCCCTCATGACTGAGGAGCGTACAGCTGGGAAGGTCTTACGAGCTATGGTGATGGTCTTGCCTGTGTTGTTAGTGCAGTAGTAGAAGATGATCCACAGGATGATGTTGTAGGTCTTACCGCTACGAGTACCGCCTTGCTCTACTACTATCTTCTTATTTGATCGTGTGAGGTGTCCGAATACTTTATTGACTTGGATCTTGCTCATCTACTTCTTCAATGGTGAATGTCTTGATACCCTCGTGTGTTATCTCTTGTCGCTCGATGTACCCTCTCCTCTTGCCTTTGGTCTTTAGATAGAAGATAATCGCTGTTGCGTTCTCCTTTTTAATCTGGCTGTGTAGTTTGCTTTCAGCATAGTCGAGTGCGACATTCTGTAAGTCATCTACTGCTTTCTTATACTCTGGATCATTCTCCATCCATAGGTAGTGAGTAGTCCTTCCTATACCTACGCTCTTACAAGCAGAGGTAACTACCCCTAGACTTGACTCTAGAGCATCGAGCATTGCCTTTTTATGTTGTTCAGTTTTGTCCATATGGTTGTCCGTTTATCTTGACTTCAAGTGCTGGGTCTAGTTTCTTCATTCGGTCAATGATGACCTGACAATACTTAGGATCTAATTCCATACCATAGCACTTTCTTTTTAGTTGATGTGCTGCTACCATAGTAGAGCCTGAACCTAAGAATGGCTCAAACATAAGTTTGAATTCCTCTTTTAAGTTAATGGCTTTGAAAGGTAATTCAACAGGGAAACAAGCCTTATGATTCTCTTGCTGAGAATTAGTATTATTTACTTCCCAATGATTACTGCTTACAGAATCTAAACCTAACATATTTCCATTTGTTGAGAATACATAGATAGGTTCCCAATCACGCATCAATGATCCCTTAAATGGAATAGTAGATGATTTCTTCCAACAAATCTGCTCTATCAAGAATTGTAAATGATTTTGAATCTGCTGAATGTATTCAAATCTGCTATTAGCATTATAACTTACATTCCAAAATATAAAACCATCAGTAAACAAAAAGCAGTTGTCTAATACACTTGTAGCGAAATCTACATAATCTGAACTACCTAAATTATCTGAATAACCCTCAGAGTATAATTTAACACTCTTCTTTCTGTTAAATATATCTCCTTGACCTGCTTTTGTATTTGCATTATATGGAGGAGATGTAAATACCATGTCAGCCTTCTCTCCATTCATCAGCCTAGCGACTTGGTCGCTGTCGGTAGAGTCTCCACATAGCAATCTATGTTCTCCTATCTCTATAAGGTCTCCTAGTACGATGTCGGTTTGTATGTCATCTGCTGCTTCGTAGTTATCCTCCTCCGCTTCTAGTACCTCATCTACTGCCCAGTCATCAGGTATATCCATACCCCAGTCGATGAGTTGTTCTGTGTCCCATTCATTGGCTAGGATATCCCAATCCCATTCACCGAAGCTAGAGTTGTCTTTGATGACAAACTCCTTCTGCTGTTCTTCCGTTAGGTTGTCAGCGTAGATGATAGGCACTTCTGTTAGCCCAGCCTCTCTACACGCTCTTAGTCTCATGTTGCCTCCTAAGACAATCATATCCTGATTCACTACGATAGGTCGTAGGTCTAGCATTTGTGGAAACTCTTTGATGCTCTTAACGAGCTTCTCGAATTTATGGTCTTTGATGTAGCGAGGATTCTCCTCGTTCAGTCTTACCTCTTGAATGTTTACTCTTTGCATAATTATAAAACCCTATTCTTCTAGATTGCGTTAGAACATT